TCGAGGCGCTCAGCGGCGTCGAGGCGGGAGCGGATGTACTGACGGGAGCGGTCTTGGATTCCCATGTCGCAGGCGGCGAGGTATTCGTGAGGGGTCAGCGCAGAGTCCATCTTCTTGTAGGAACCGCAGCCGCCGTCGCAGCTGCATTTCTTGCCTTTGCCGGCGCCGCAGCTGCAGGATTCGGCGTCCATGGGGGCCTTGGTCTTCTTGGCGCCGCGCATGCCGCGCTTCCGGGAGTGCTTGGACATGGGCATGTCGTCAGAGCCTTCACGGACGTCGCCGGGCTCCATTTCCTTCTCTTCCATCTCCATCGGCGGGCGTTTGCGCGTGGCAGGCATGGGGAGCGGGGCACAAACGCCCGTGAAGCGATAGTTGTATGTTACCGACCTCGGGGGGGGGGAACTCTAAGCGTATGGAGTTGGAGCTAATTGTTCGAAGACAGCGGCTTTGTTGAGGTCAACGGGTTTGATGTTGTTAGCGCGAAGTGATGCAGCGACCTCTTTGCGGTGGCGTTCACGTTGAGCGGCGTAAACGGGATCGTTAGCAGCGATGTCTGCGTCCCACGGTGCTAGGTAGCAGCGGCAGCGGGGGTGACAAGGGACACGCACTTCGTTGCGCTTGTAGAGGGTGCCGGCGCGAGGAGCACAGAGATCGCAAGAGCGATCATCGCTGGTCGCGTACCACATAACAAGATCTATGCCTTGTGCGGCGTAGTACTGATTAGAGGCGTCGTTGTAGGCGCGCAGCGCTTCGGTGCGGACGATGGTTTCAGCGCGGGATTTGACCACGCCGAGGCGAAGGCGCATGTCCTGCACGAGGGCGTTGGTGGGCCGGCCTTCGGCGATGCCCTGGGCGACGACCTCGGCTGAGGTGGTGGCGAAGGATTCGCCATGGCGGCGGAGGTAGCCCTTGGCCTGGGCAGCGGCAGCGGCGGTGGCCTCGAGGGGGATGGAGACGTCGATCCGCTCTCGGGGGGATAGCTCTGTGGCGACGTCGAGCCCGCGGGTGCTGGCATCCGCGGTCAGGTTGCGGAGGATCCGGTCGTATGCGTCTATGCGGTCTGGGCGGTAAGCCGGGATGAGCTGCCGGAAGTCTTGCAGCAGAGCCAGGTTGCGCTGGGCGGGGTCCGCGTAGCCGGCGCGCATGTGGATGCGGGTGCGGCGGACCAGGCGGTTGAAGGACTGGTCGAGAACACGGTTCAGGAGCGTGATGGTGCCGTCCTCGGTGGTACGGAGTAGGGCGTTGTAACGCTCAAGAAGGTCCACGAGAGCCGGGGAACTGAATGGTGCGCTCAGCCAGGGCGCCAAGCATGGTCAGAGCGTCCTCGGGGGCACCTTGAGCTGCTGCCTTCTCAATCAAGGATGTGATGCCATCAACGTCCCCTGCAGCCTGATACTGCAGGGCTTTTTCGTAGGCAGCTTCGAAGTCTTTGTCAGTCACGGGCTTGGCGCGCTTCGGTCCAGATGTCGTCCACCCAAGCATAAGCGAGTGGAAACTCGCGCTTAAACCTGGAACCTTGAGTCACGTAGAGCACTGAGAGCTCCGCAAACGTTTCAGTACGCGAACTTCTCACATCTGAACGTCCATACTCTGATACTGCGGCTTCTAGCTGATTAACAACAAGCTTTTTGCGTTGCTGGACATCTCTGTAGAATGCATCAAAGTCTGTGCTGTTGCTTTTTAGTTTTGACGGCACTGCTTTGTCTAGGAACGGAGATCTGTCTACAGGATCGTAAATAATACCTCTAATAATTGTCTCGTCGGATCCACCTCTGTTGAGACTCGCTTGAAAGTGGACTTTGTGCGAAATCTCGTGAATATGCAAAATGGCTTCGTGTACATCTCCATTACTTGTATTTCTTGCAACGCTGTACAGCCGCTTGAAACGCTCGGTCATGCTAGGACGTTGCCTTCCCTGTGCTTCCGCTCGTCGATCCATGAAGCGGGCGCTGGCGGCGACCATCTCACCGGGATCGGGGTTGAGAATGGCGTTATCCTTACGAGAGCTTCGTACATAAATACTATCTGAAGCGGTAGAAGCTAAACCATCAAATGCACCAAGCTTAATCATTAGATCAGCTTGCTTCATTATCTTCTTACTGTCTTTTCCTATAGAGGTCTTGGCGAGTCCCTGCTCCATATCACCTAAGACAATGGCAGGATTATTCGTGATGTTTCTAGCTCTTACAAAATCTTGCAAAGCCTGTACGTTATTTGGGATTACACCTTTTTGAGCTTTCAAATCCTCAAAGACATTTGCGATCTCTTTGGAGGACATTGGTTTTTGATTTTTCTGCATCCAAGTGAATCGACGCTTGCGCACGGGCGCAAACGGATCAGAGGTTCCTAGACCCGTATGGAACTCAGTAACCTTTGCTTTTTTCAAGGCGTATGCACCCGCTGCAATGGCACCTGCAGTCAACGCGACCTTGGCGACTTGAGAGGTGCGCTTTTGGCGGCACTCATGTGACTTAGGAATAAAGCTCTCGCCGCAGGGCTTACCTTTCTTGGCTGGTGAAGTGGTCTTAGTTGTGCGCGCCCTAAACTTAGTAAGAGCTAAGCTATCTTTTCGTGCATTGGCTTCTCGTTGTGCTTTGCTGCTAGAGCTGATCGCTAGCATCAGATACATTTTGATGCGCTGTACGGCCTCGGGGTCAGTGATTCCTTTAGGGAGTAGAGCTTCGATAGGTGGCAGGCCGCTGGATTCGCCCTCAGCATCTGTACGCTTGCCGAGGTTGACCAGTTCAGTAAATACGTTCAGCTCTTGAGCAGCCGTAACATCACCATTGATACGCCTCCACCAGAGGTCTAGGCGTTTGGATTCCTGCTTAATCGAAGTAGCACCTCGCAAGTCTGCCTTACCGAACATATTGTCAAGCTTGTACAGGGTTTTAGATATTGCCGAAATTCGATCGCTTTGAGTAGAGCGCGGTGTACCTTCAACAATCATGCGAGCCCACGCCTCGCAGTTGTTTTCAAGCATGTCGTAGCGCATCGGTTGCTGCAGCGACTTGCCGATGCGATAGCGCAGCTGCTGTTCGTCAAACTTCCCTGTACCTCCACCCATGGTCTCAGGGACTTTGCTGAATATATAAGGTCTGAAATTCCCACCAGGGCCTGTACCTTCCAACGAAGCACCGCCAATACCGTTTGCTTCACCTCCGAAGTGGGCAAACTGGTGAATGCCTCCCATTTTTCCTACGTATATTCCGTAGTGATCTTCATTACCCCCAATAACCACCTTGCCTCCTGTATAGCGCGTATATACAAGTTGTCCAGGCTTCCAGCCTTCCTTGATGACGATGTCTTCGTAGTATTTATCAAGAGCTGCTCCTGTGTCAAATCCTTGATTCGCTTTCTTGATCTTAGATACTGTCTGCTTGAAGCTCGGAGGCTGAGGTAAGCCTGAGCCTTTGTTAAGTCTGTTTATGTCGAACGCTACGGTAACACCTATAACCCCTACAGCTACGATGCCTGCTGCGACTGCTACTTTTGCGGCTTTATTCGTTTTCTCTTTTTTCTTCTCATCTTTCTCCAGATCAAGTTGCGCCTGCGCGACACTTAGTGTGTCCATAGGCATGCCTGTTTTCTTTACATAAGCCTTTTCCTTTGGTGTGGCTGTCTTTTCAGCCAGTTGCCGTTCTCGGGGGGATGTAGCGGGGCCTTGTCCCTTCCGGCAGTCATGCGTCTTGGGGATGTGGCTGGCCCCACAGGGCTTTCCCAGGCGACTGGCCTCCTTCAGGTCGGCGCGGTGCTCGAGGAAGGCGCGGACGCGCGGGGGGAGGTCGTACTCGGGGGAGTCGCTGCGGCGGGCGATGATGCTGTCCGCCTCGTTGGCAGCGGCCTCGGGGGATCGGCCGGCTCGGACCAGCATCTGGATGATCTGCTCGCGGGTGCGCGGAGGGCGGGCGCGGCGTTGACGTGGGGTTCCGGTCAGGGGCTGGGCATTGGCACGCTGCGAGCCGATCTGCCGCTCTCGGGTGCGGGGCCGGGGGGCCAGGCGGCGGAAGCCGTTCTGCTGCAGGAAACTGACAGCACCGTCGATGTCGTTGCCCTGCCAGCCCATGTCCCGGGCGGCGTTGCGCAGCAGCGAGTCGCTGGGGCCGCGGTTGCGCGCTGTCTCGTCGGTCTGGGAGGCGAGCCAGGTGCTTCGGCGGTTGCCGTTGAAGCTGCCGGGCTGCACACGCTCGTAGTAGAGCTTCTGAAGGACGAGCTCGGCGTGATTGCCACCTGTAATTTGGTAGTTAGCACCGAGACCGATGTCTGTTTTCACTCGATTGGCTGTAGCGATAAGAGTAGATCGAATTTCTATGCCTGTATTGCCCGTAGCTACGACGTTTGATGTGGCAGCTGTGTTCTCCCGAATCGCTGCACTGTAATTGCTGAAGTATGTATTGAAGGACTCTTGCGTAGAAGTAAACATATCATCAGCGATGCTCATAGTTGACGCTTCGTCACGCAGATTGCTAGGGCGCAATACGATTTGTCGAATCAAACCCCGAAAGTTGTTTTCAGCATTGGCTTGATTGTCAGGCGTTAAGCCCTGCATGCGTGGCATTGCATTCCCCAGGGCGATGGTGGCGTAACGGTCGACATCGTCGATATTCCGAGGATTGAGTCCTCGGGTGGCCATGTCGGCTCGCATGGAAGAGCGAGCAGAGATCAGAGAGGCACTGACACGATTAACGACTTGTGTCCTGCTAGGTATTCCTTTTGAATTGATAACAGTATCTGGCGCGAAGCTGAATCGGCGTGCAAGGTGATCGGCTGCGGCAAACTCTGCGTAGATGCTTTGACCATCACTATTCCGTGCACCAACAACGTCACCTAGGAATTCGGAGCGAAAATCGTTGTAAGAACGACCCTGTAGACGCTGGTAGGACGCATTGATTTGAGTATCAAGGCCCGAAAAGGCGCCGCGGCGAGCATCACTGGCTCTGGTAAATGCGCTGAAATTAGTTGTTGATGCACTGGGATCACGAGTGAAGCTGCGTGTGACAGCACGACCAAGACGTTGTGCCTCAAGACCTGCGACACGGCGCTGAGCAATGCGGCGCGGTCCGAAAACAGGAACTTGATCGAGTCCCCAGCTGATAGCGTTGTTCGCTGATTGCTCGATTTGTTGCCCGATCCCACTCCGATACTGCGGAACCAGCACTTTGATGCCTTCGTGACCTTGGCGAATAGCCCAGATACCGAAGATCGTAGATGCTACGGGCAGTAAAGCTTTGCTGACCGTACTGCGCAGTTTTTGCTTCTGCTTTATGTTTTGTCCAGGGACGGCCTTGACAATGCCACGTTCAATGGCGGCGCGCCCGCCTTGGATGTCAGCGAGGTTGCCGGTCTGAAGTCCTCGGCGGAGGCGGGCCTGGCCACGTTGGATTGAGGCTGCACCGGCGAGGGGGTCACCGGCGACGACGCGGGAGTGAGAGTCAGTGCCCTCACCCTTGACGCGGCATTTCCAGCTGGGCGGAATGCAGCGATCACCACATACACGGTTTGGGGGATTGCACTTAGGGCCTTTTCCTTTCTTGCTGCGTCGTGCGTCAAGACGTTGCTTTGCTACTAAGAAGGCAGCGGCGCGGGCGGTGTCATTAGTGATCTCGCTCATCAGTACACCTCCCAGCCAGCGCGAAGGGCTTCGACTTCGCCCTCGGGGATAGGGGAGAGTCCAGCCACAGTCTGCCGAGGGAACAGACGGGATACCCCGAGCTTGGCGGCGCGCATCGAGGCGAAGCCTGCGACGTAGGGGCCATGTGCAAGCTCGTCGTTCCGGTCGAAGTGAGCGCGGTACAGGCGGTAGGCCCGGGCTCGGTGGGGCCCGAAAATCATCAGCGGCGCCGCGGTAGAAGAGTCGGTGCGCTGGCCGTCGGGGCCGACCAGGAAGCCGGCCTTCACGTCGCCGGCCTCGTGGGTGACACGGATGCGGAGGCCCTGGGCCTGGTAGAAGTCGAAGGCGTCGCGCTTCGCGGTGGCGTCGGGCGCCGGGGCTTCGCCCTGGGCGGCGTCGCCTTCCGGCTGTTCTGGGCCCCCGTCAGGAGGCGGCGGGTTCATCGCCGCCTGGGCCTGGGCCTCGAGCCCCATCATCTGGGCCTGGAACTGGGCGTCGGTCTGGGCGACGAGCTGCTCAGTGACGGCTTCGTTGAGCGTGGTCTCCATGCTGAACTCTGTGCCGCCGAAGCGAGACTCCCGGACCTCCAGAGCGTTGAGCACCCCGAGGTTGATGTACTGGGCATCGGATTGGGCCACCTGCAGACGCAGCGCTGCCTTTTCCTCGTCGGTTTTGGTGAAGACGGACGGGAAGTGGACGCTCCAGGCCTCCGGGGGACGGCCTCGGGTGGGGCCTTCGCGGCTGGCGAGGATGTACTGGAAGACCTCGGTGATCGGACCCTGGCAGTACACGGACTGCCACTGCTCGACGATGGAGGCCCAGACGCGCTCCTCGAAGCGGCCCTCCTTGCCGAGGCCGCCGGGCGATTCGCCCATGAGGATGGAGGCGGGCCAGCCGGTGGCGGCCTGCAGGTCTTTGATGAACGGGTCGGTGGCGCTGGCGATGTTGGCCAGGGCCCGGTTGATGAAGTTGACCTCCTCCTCGGTGTCGACCACCACGCCGCCGTAGACGCTGCGGCTGAGGCTGTTGGCCTCGAGGCGCTTGCGCAGGTCGGTCTCGTTGCCGGAAGCAATGCGCTGGAAGAGGCCCGGGATCTTGTGGACGAAGAGGTCCGAGTCCGCGGTCATCGTCTCGAGGCCGGACATGGCGGCCTCGTAGCGTTTATAGCTCTCCCATAAAAGCTGCAAAACACTCATGCCCCAGCCGGTGTTCCGCACTCGTGTGTCCCAGGGGAGGTACAGGCCGTCGAAACGGGCGACGCGGGACGAGTGGATGCGGACGTTGACGTAAGAGCTTTGTTGGTCAGGAGTAATGCGCTGACTTGTTGTAATGCGATAATGAGAGGGCTTGCTGTAGTCGGTGATCGAGAAGTCTTCTGGTATGAGGTGGTGGCGGCTCAGGGGGATGTAGCCGCGGACGGCGCGGATGCGCTGGAGGTCGACGGGCTCCTCTTCCGGCAATCCATCGTCGATGAGAAGGACCAGGCCGGCGCCGCCGTAGAGGCGCTGGAGCTTCACGGCCTCGGAGAGGGCCTGGTGGAATTGCGTGTTCTTCAGGAACTCCTCGAAGGAGGAGATCAGATCCTGCGAGTCGGTCTGCTTGTCGCCACCGAGGGTGATTTTGGTGTGATGACGCAGGATGTCATCTGCAATGCAGTCGACGTAGCGACGTGGTACGGCGTAGTTGTAGAGATCTTCTAGTTCTTTCTGTGAGAGTAGAACTGTAGGCGCAACCGACGATGCAATGCTCTTGTCTTTAGCGCTCGTTCCCATACCAGTGAGAACGTTGACAAGAGCACCATCATTCCTCGCTTCCGGCATTTCTCGGAATGCAGAGGAGGTCACGACTGTTCCGTGGGGTGGATCCTTTACAGCGTAGGGGTTTGGGGCAAAAGTGTTTGGCCAAAACGCATCTTTGCAAAGATGAGGTTTGGATCAACGAAGATACGTTCTGGCGCAACGAAGATCCGTTCTCGGGGGTAAAAGATGGGGCGTAGGGGCAGACAGATGCGAAAGCGCGCAGCGCTCAGATGTGCGCAAAGAAGCCGGCGGTGTTGGGCGTCTCGGGGATCAGGGAGCAGGCGAAGCTCAACGCCATCACACAATCGTCATGCGCCCCGGAGGCCGCGCGGCGCTCGCCGGTCTCTGTCTGTTGGAAGGCGCGGAGCTCGTCGGGGATAGGCCCGGGCGGGAAGATCAGCTCGTCGTGCTCGAGGAGGTAGAGGACACGGTCGGTGGCAATGTTCTTGGAGGGGCGGCTGGTGCTGAACAGCTCGATCGCGTACTCGGGGAGGATGTGCTGCAGCGCCTCGGCGATGACGGAGCCCATGGCCTGCTTCTCAACGATGACGCGCTGGGGCATGAAGTCTTCGATGAGGGCTTTGATGTGGCGAAGGCTGTAGTCGGTGCTACGGCCGTTTTCGCGGTAGATACCTACAACTTCGTACGGTTTTTCAGTGATGTCTAAAACCATCGCGACGAAGTAGTCGTTGCCACCGGCGTTGGGGTCGATACCGATGACGTAGGAGCGGCCGACGGAGCCGCACTCGCGGTAGTGACCGCGGGTGGCGCGGGCGACCAACGTGCTCGGGTAGATCTGGGTGTCGGTGGCACCGAAGGCCAGCTCGTACTCGGCGTCCCAAGCGGCCTGCGTCAGGCGGCGAGATTCACGAGTCTTGCGCGCCCAGTCGGGGTCGGCGCCGTAGATCGGGTGCTGCGAGTAGTGGATGGCGACTCGGTTCCAGTCGTCCTTGATCCGCGCGAGGGCCTTGTTCAGGGCAGGAATGTCGCGGTGGCGGACGAAGTCGTACCAGTCAGGGGGGATGCCGTGGTGCCAGAGCTGGCCGAACCAGTCGAGCTCGGTGTCGGGCGTGCTGGTGACGATGATCTTGGCCTGGTCCCCGACCATGGAGAGGGTGGGCATGGCGCCGCGGTAAATCTCGGCGGCGCCGTCGAGGAAGGCGGCCTCGTCCATGAACAGGACCGAGCAGCTGGGGATGCCACGGGCGGCGCGGGGAGAGGCCGGCAGGAAATAGAGCGTGCCCCGGCCCTCGATCGCGATCTGGGTGTTGCTGTCGGTCAGGTAGCGGATCGATTCGCCCTGGATGCTGTTGGCCATGGCGCGGACGCGGCGGCCGAGCTCGGAGGCGTCGGCCTGGGTCTTGGAGAAGACCACCGCGGCGAAACCGCGCTCGGTGAGGGCGCGGCAGAGCAGGTAGGAGCAGACCGTCTCGGAGGCGCCCATCTGGCGCGACTTGTTGATGATCGTGTTGGGCGCCGCGTTGATGCGCCTGACGAGATCAGCCTGAAAGGGGTAAGGGTTGAAGGGGGCGACGGTGCCGGCGGTGCGGATCCAGGTGAAGCGCGCGAAATCTGGCCAGTTTTCGACGCCGGGCAGGCGGGAGCAGCGCTCCGTCGAGGCGAAGTTGGCGGCCCGGGCCTTGCGGCGTTCCAGCTCGATGCGGAGGCGGTCGACCCGGCGCTGGAGGCTGGAGAGGGAGGCGGTCATCAGACGTCACCGTCCTCGGGGGTGATGTCGAGAGCGTCGGCCGCGGGATCGGGGTCTTCGTGGGGGAAGGAGTTGCGGGGCTTGTCGTTGGTCTGGCCGTAGAGCTGGGCCTCGAGGTCGGCGATGGTGCGCTCGAGCAGCTTGCGCTCCTGGTAGGTCTGGGCGCCTTGCATGAGGGCCCGGGAGGCGGCGATGCGGTCGCGGTCCGCAGCCTCAGGGTTGTTCATGATCTCGGTCAGGGTGCTGACGGCCTGGCCGACGACGTTGATGCCCTGGCCGGCGCTCTCGTCGAGGAGCTCCTGCTGGCGGGCGTAGACCGCGCGCTGGACGATGGGCTTGCGACGGATGTTGTAGAGGGCGCGCTCGGTGATGCCGAGCTGGCGGGAGATTTCTCTGCAGGTTTTGCCTTGGGCCAGAAGCTCTACGGCGATGCGCTCACGTTCGCGCAGCCCATCGATGGTGCTGTCATTACGAGAAGGCATGCTTCTGGGTTTTTCTGAGAACTGCTGGTCTCAAGCCTAGTCGGAAGGGGTCGGAACAGCAGCCGATTCAGGAACGGGATGGGTGCGGGCAACAGGGCGGATGCCGAGGACAAAGGCCTCGGGGAACTCGCGGAGGAAGGAGGCGCGGGCGTCGTCGGGGGAGGTGCCGTAGGCGAGGTGGTCCGCGGTGCGGGAGTGGTCGACGAGCTCGGTGACCCAGTAGGCGGCGAGGGGCCGCCAGGCGGAGGAGTGGGTCCAGGGCTCGCTGTAGCGGACTTGGTCCCAGGCCATGAGCATGCCGGGCTTGTCGGGGCCCCAGCGGACCATGCCGAGGGAGTCGGCATCGGCCTCGGTGGGGAGGCGGTCACGGATCCAGGTGCCGAGGTCAGGGGCAGTCATGGGTCGTCGTTCGCATGAAGAGGGGGAACTTCTAATTTGGCTGAGATTTGGAGTTGGTTTGGAGTTGGGGGCTAGTGGTGGTCACTAGGGGAAGGCAGCGGCAGGGCGTGGGCGGGGAGCCAGTGACTGAAGCAGTAGCTGAGCTTCGGGATGCCTGGATTGGTGACGCTGATCAGGCGCCAGTCACTCTCGATCTTGCCGAGCATCCAACACCTCCCCTCCCCATCCCAGTCCTCCGGCCCCGGCAGCCGCTCGCTCAACGGGATGGGGGTGATGGTGGGGCGGCCCCAGCGGGCGATGGAATACCGGATGGCAGGGATCAGGTCGCCATCACAGCCCTGTTTCTTGATGAGGTACTGCGCCGCTGCTCTGATCTGCGCTTCTGTGGCTATCTCTGGCACGCGGTCGTAGTCAGGCGCTGGCTTCACCCCCACCGGCTCCGGCTGGGACAGGGCGGTGCGGGCGCGTTCAAACGGCGTGTCGTCAATCTCGGCAAGCGGGCCGACAGGGTTGCCTTTCCAGTCGTATTCCCACGGCAGGTCATCCCAAGCCTGCAGCAGCTCAGCGCACAGGGCGCGGTAGTCGGTGGTCATGGCGTGTCGGTGGCGGGCTTAGATGTTCTCACTAAAGGGGCGCAAGAAAAAGACAAGCGCTACGGGCCATGCAATCGGCCAGACAAGGCCCGCAGTCACGACCCACCAGCCCGTTCTATCTCCCCTGGACATTGCCATGCCTATCAGTCCAAGCATGGCGGCGACAGAGGATCCAAGGTAGATGTACGCACAGAAGATAACCATTAGTGTGTTCCTCTTCAGGAAGGGTTGGCGTCAAACCAGGATTCGCTCAGCTTGTGATCGCCGCACCAGTCGTTGACAAACACGACCGGATAGCCGTTCATGGTGGGCGCATGGCGCCGGCAGCGTCCGATGTGAATGAACTGCCCGGCCTGCTTTGGTACAAACCACATGCAGGACTTGCAACGCATTCGCTCCGAGCGATGAGCCCAGGGGTCAATGGTGTTCAAGCTGTTGTCCATGGAATTAGTCTCCTTCTCCAAGAGAAACGATGGGAGCTGGCACCTTTACTGATTGTGGCCAATGAGATAGGGCAGCGGTAGGTGTTGCTTCCAAATGACGCACGCCGTTGTCCCACTCCCCGCATGAGCCGCACTGAACGAAGTACGCATTGCCATCAAGCCATGAGCGAATCGAAGGCTCACCACCGCATTTCGGGCATCTCGACAGCTTGGTCATCCCTTAGTCCTCCTGTCTTGTGGAAACCGTGGCCGGAGGCTCCACCCCCAGCGCTTCCGCCTCAGGCCACGGCATGCCGCTCAGGCGGGTGGCGGCGCTCACCTCGCGCCAGTAGCGGCGGCGGGTGGCGGCGGCGGCATCGGCACACTCAAAGGCACGCACCCGATAGAAGACTCCATCAATTCCGCCTTCGTGCTGCCCTTGGGCGTCAAGCTCGCGGAATCTTGCCTCCAGCTCCGCCGCCTCGGCGCCGGCCAGATGGGCGCGACGGGTAGCGGAATGGCAGAGAGCGACGCGGAGTGAGTGGTTCATCGTTCGACCTCGGGGTGCTGCTGTTCTTGGTTGGTCTGCTCGAGCAGATACCGGCCCCAGCCCAGGTGGGTGCGCAGGGCGTGGGGGCCGGGAGGGGCCTGGGGGAACGAGTCTTTCCACCACTGGCGGAAGAGGGACTCCATGTCGGGATCGGTCATTGGTTGAGAAGGCGAAAAGCACGGCGGACGACGTCTTCGTCCTCGGGGGTGAGGACGTCGCGGGTGTTCAGGATGTGGAGGGTGCGTTTGAGGAGTTCGTAGTCCTCGTCAATAGCGAAGCGGATGATGTCATCACGGCGGTAGACAGTTGGACGAGAGAGGACAGGCATTGATGGCTCAGACCTTAGCGGTGATAATCGCTTC